TAGGACAAGAGACGGTATTCTTATTAACGCTGACATCAACGGAAGTTATAATATCATGAGAAAAGTAAAGGGGGACGCAGTAATGCCACTCCATACAGGGTTTGGGTATAACCCGGTTAAGAAATTTATTAACTAATTATACAGGTGTAAATTTGTATATAATTACCACTTCGAGAAATTCCTATCTACATCCTCTTGTGAAAGACGATGTGGTGTATTTAGGACCCGTAGCTCAATTGGTAAGAGCAACTGGCTCATAACCAGAAGGTTGTCGGTTCAAGCCCGGCCGGGTCCACGCTATTTTTTGGGGAAAAACTAGCATAGAGTTTTGTCATTAGGTTTTTTAAAGTTTAGACGTTTGATGTCCTGGTTCGTGAGAATAAGGACATATGCCCTAATAGTTCAATGGATAGAACACGTCGGTCCTAACGATGAAATTTCGGTTCGATTCCGGATTGGGGTACATGGTGTTTTCTTAAACATATTCCCGTAGGTCGGTAATTAACGATAACCGGTAGACAGCCTACGGGAATTAATAAAATCTTACGTGCTTAAGATCGCTTTCAGTTCTATTTTTCGTGTGTAATCTATAGGAGGGTAGCGCGACCCTCCTTTTTATAAATACTATTTGCTATGGACATTAATCAGATAAAAACGTATCTACCATCAGGATGGGATGTGGTTGATCTAATAGATCACGGCATAATCGATCTTGATATCATGAATGAGAAGATGATTGATGAGTATGTGGCTGTGTTGATGATAAAGTCTTATGATAAGATTACTGAATCATATAACTTAACTACTTTCTCGTTCCATGATAAGGATATGGATGGATTACGGAGATTGGTATCGAACGCTATAATGGCGGTTGGGTTAAGGAATAATCCTATGACAGGAGATGGGAACACGGCAATCAAATAAAGGTGCTGAATACACTGAAAGAGGGATATTGGATATCCTTAACAGACAGTTCTTGGTATCTCCTAGATGGATTATAAACAACTTGTATGTCTATAACTGGGAGTCTGATTATCTGGCTATAACCAGATCCATGTACGCTTATGAGGTTGAGGTGAAGATCTCGTTGGCTGACTATAACAAGGATTTCGAGAAAGAGGGTAAGCACCAAGTAATGCAAGGCTGGTTCGAGGCACGGAAGCAAGTCCTATACGAGACCGGGGACTGGGTCAGGTACGGCCGCCCCAACTACTTCTACTACTGCGTGCCAGATGGGTTGGTTGACCCTAAGGCCATACCTCCGTACGCAGGACTGGTTTATGTATCTGGCAGGAATATTAAGAAGGTCAAGGATGCCCCTATCCTGCACCGTGATAAATTTGACCCAGAAGCTTATAAGATGGCAGATAAATTCTACTATAATTGGTGGAATGAGAGACGTAAGGCCAGACAGATAGAAGGGAAGGATATGAAAGACGAGTTCAGGAAAAGCATGAAAAAGGTTAAGGAGAAGATAACAGTCGATGCCAAGATCAAGGCGATGGAGGCGTTCTGGAGCGTCTGCGATTATGCCTACTGGCCGTACGGGGGAAGAGGGGTGCCCGGAATGAGACCCAACTGTTCCGCTTGTGGCGAGGAATGTAAATTACAATGTCCGAAAGGAAAGGAATTTAAAAACAAGATAAGATGAGCAAGATCAAAAATGTATTGGCAAAAGCCATTTCGTTGGCCTCAGAACAGCCTATGAGCTATAACGAGGCAATTGAGTTACTTAATGATATAGATACATGTAAGGTCAAAATATGGCTGGAAGAAGGAGCGATATTGCCTAAGTACGCACATAAGGAGGACGCTTGCATGGATCTGTTCGTTAAAAACATAGAACTTGACGGGGGTAGGATTATATACCATACTGGTGTGCATGTAGCTTTACCTGAGGATTATGAGATGGAAATCCGTCCACGTAGTAGTATCACAAAAACCAAGGCAATTATCCAAAACTCTCCGGGTACTGTGGATGAGGGATACAGAGGGGAGATTATGGTAGTATGTAGACGTATAGATCGTTATGGAGATCCTTCTTATTCTAAAGGAGATAGAGTAGCTCAATTGCTTATCCGTAGACGGGAACGGATCGTATGGGATGAGGTGGAATCATTAGAAGATCTTGGAACGGCTGATAGAGGAAGTAATGGATTTGGTAGTACGGGTAAATAATTGATGATATGGAAGATAGGAATACGTCAACTACGACTAATGAAAGTTTGAGAGAAGCAGGTAAACAATCAAATCCTGTTATGTATGGATGGAAATGTCCGGTATGTGGAAGGGTATATTCACCTTTCACGTCTATGTGCGCTTATTGCGGCAATAATAACATGAATCATATTACATGCAAGGTTACTGGATAATCGATATGAGCGGAAGAGTTAAGATAAAGTCCAAAGATAAGGATAAGAAACCTAAGATCGATGTATTTAAGGTAATAGAGAGCCGGTTTAAGAACATGAACGAGCTTCGGGATCTGATCGATACGGATCCAAGGAAAGGGCTGGTCAGGATCCGGGACGGGGCCGGCTTTAGGGAGGTGGAGCGGGGAGGATGCCTGCACCGGAACTACCTTAACCTGTTGGAGGAGGAGCTGGGAACTAAACTATCAATAGATCTGATAGATAAGTATGTTAAAAGAAAATAGCACATCACCTACCCTAGTAATTACCTAGGGTAGGTTCGTTTTATACACCGAAGTGTCTACCACGATCTGGCTATCCATATCCTCAATCAACTCAATGATCTCATCCCTTATGTCATAAGAAAGTAAGATCGGTATTATGGTTAGTATAAAAGATAGTATTATTCCTGATCCTATTATGATAGCAATATCATCGCACTCTATATCTAACATCGGCATGACAAACATCAACCCGGACATGAATATCATCACGAACAACGTGGATATCTCAGTTATCATATCCCGCTCCATCGTATCCTTAATCATATCTCCTCAACTTTAGTATGGTTTATTATCCTACTGATATGACGGATACTTAATCCAGTCCTGTCCTTTATCTTGCCATATACGTAGTTCCTTGACACGACAGTAGCCAAATCACCTAGCTCGTCCAGTATCTCGTTATACATCCTATGGATCTCGTTGTTGCGGATGACCGTACTGTCCCTTACATATATCTTCTCAACATCATCGTCGCAGAAGAAGATCTTAAGCTTATGAAATATGTCTAACATGATTATAGTTTTTCCCCAAAGATATGAAATTTTGAGGATAAAACCAGAAGGAAGCCAAAAAGAACGGGGAGGCGGTGTGAGGGCCGGGGATGCCCGGAAGGATGGAAGCCAGCCCGTTCTCTTGGATTCAGCGACATGATCTGAGAATAAATCATATATTTGTATGTACAAAATACATAATGATATGGAATTAATAAAATTAACTCAATGGGGGGGTATTTTCCGCCCTCCATAAAAACAATAGATTATGTTAAGAAGAAGAATGTTAAGTCAAATGCCATTCCCGCCATCTAGTAACGTGAATGACGCTTATTTTTACGTGGAAGCTCCATGGATAAAAGATCTATCAAAATATAATATGAATGTGGATGGATCTATGTATATGGATATTGATAAATATAATGGTAAATATGTATTTTCCATGGGAAGAGTAGGAACCTACAATTCCTATATCAAATTTGATAATGACTCGAATATATTACCATGCCCTCAACCAGATAACGAAATATCCATAGAAGCGTTGCTCTATTTAAATACACAACAGGAAGGAAGATATTATCTCTTCGCTCCATATGGAACCCAATCTACTACACAAAGCTATTTATGTATCGGTGTTAATGTCTCATCATATGGGACTTCCCTTTTTTATACCCAAGGACGATCTGTGGCTATACAACCATATCAGTGGATACATGTAATGGCGTCGTGGAGAAATGGGTATTTAAGGGAATATATTGGAGGAGTACTGAATTATGAGGATGCGACTAATGTGATGTATACACGAAACTATCAAACATATTATTTTAATATAGGAGGATATCCATCAGCCTACGACATGGGACTCCCGGGAATGTTTAGGTATGTAAGGATCTGGAATTATGCTAAGAACTTTGACTTGGATAAATTCGTGCCGGATACT